ATTTGGTGGTAAATTAAAAACTTCTTCTATTTTTCTTGACATTATCTTTTTCCTGGATTGTTAAAGAGTTCGTTTTCGGTTAAAACTCTAAAACCTACTCCTTGTTTTTCTGCAAATGTTTTTGCAGCTTTCCATTTTGCTTCATTCACAATCGCTTGTGCTTTTTGTTGCTGGCTCTTTGCTTTACCTAGAACCTGACCTGCTGGTTTGATTTCGATAAACTCTGCATGACGTTGTCCTGTTTTATCTTGATAAATCATAAAAAAATCAGGAACATAAACAGTTTGTCTGTTAGTAAGAGGATTAAAATAAGGGATACGATGACTTTCGCTTGCCCACGCTAAAACATAAGGATGTGCATCTAAAACTCTCATAAATTTCAACTCCCAACTTGATCTATATCTCGGTGTGTGTTTACCTATATACTTAGTTGGGTTCTTTGGTTGAAATATGCCTTGTTGAAACTTGGACATTATTGCCCTATAGCATTTGAAGCTGGAGAAGTCGACGACACTCCATTGCTATCAATGACAACCGCAACAACGTTAACTTGTTCTGGCTGAAACTGCACTTGCCATGTTACAGGATTGCTATCACTATAATTTACCATGTCATGGTTAACACTTGATATTGTGCAGTTAAAGCAAGTAATTTCTCTACCCGCAGTTGCCGTATCTCTTGTTCGTATTCGTATAAAATCAAAGAAATAACGAGTAGCATTAGTTAATACTTTAGTGCCATATACGTTAACACTTTGATCTGACAATGCATCATAGTTAAAAATTCGATTCGGTGCTAAGTTTGCTCCATGAAAATAGTGATGATTATATGATTCTAATATAGTTTGAAACATGTTGTCTCTTGTATCATAGAACACAACATTGAACGGTGTAGGTGTTATTCGTGTCGGAACATAACGCATCCTGTTATACTGATTAACAGGAACTACGTTATGTTGATAATCCGGCAATGTAACTGATTGAACTCGATGAAATACAAAGTTTTCAGCTTTTAAATCATCTAATCCAGGAATACTAATAGATGGGTTAATACCCAATTGTAGTTGGAACTGAAAACGATGCCTTGGCATGAATATTTGCGGATCTGAATCTGCACCATATACTGCGGCAGCGGCGTTAAAAGGGCCAGTATTAAAAATTGCTCCAACCATTGTTTAAATCTATCTATTAACCTGTTGCTAAACCTGCAGTTTGATCTATTGTTGCACCGGTTAGTGTTGGTAGACCAGCAGCATCATAGATTTCTGCGTTGTCGTAACGAATACTAATTTGTATTGCAACTTGGTCACTAGATGCATAATTCATATCACCGTATGAAATGCTGCTAATATAACATCCTGCTAATTCATATCTGTTAAGCACACCTGGGGTTGGACTTGCACCGTCTAGGTTTTCGACAACGGTTGTAAATTTATATGCAGATCCTGCTCGTGGGCTTGATTGATTTGCATGGTCAATTTGACGATTCATTTGTGCATTCAATTCTTTTACAATAATTCCGTCGATATCATCTCTTAACATGATACCTACTTCTTGCCATGTGTGCTTACCTGCTAGGTATATTCTGCTATTGTAAGCATCTAATTGAACTGGATCGTGCTGTAGTGATGGACGTCCTGCGCTAATAACGCTACGAGTTGGTGTTGCAGTAAATGCGCCGCCGATGAATGTTACACGGAAGCGATACGCTAGTTTTGGCATAAGTGTTGTAGTGTTACCTGTGTTATCAGGAACGCCTAGTGTTGTTAAAACTGCCATTTTAATCTCCTCTTAATACTGGCTGTATGTATTTATTAAATTTCAGTGAAAAAAAATGGGCGACCTAAATCGCCCATTTAATACTATGTTAATTTTATATATTATACTGTAGTTGCAAGTGTTCCAGTATTAACGATACGAATCGGAATGTAGATAAATTCAACTGCTTTCGCTGGTTCAATTGCTACGTCAATCCATAGTTCGTTACGATCAATTCTAGCAGGTGTGTTGTTTGATTCATCGCAAACAACTGCATAGTCATATACACCACGCTTCGCTAGAATATCAGCTAAGAACTTTTCAAACACTAGCTTCGCTCTTTCTCTTGTTTGTGCATCATTGAGTTCAAACAGGAATGGACGAGCTAATGCATCGAAACGTTCTCTTAGATATGCTACAAGTCTAGCAACGTTTACACGGTCTAATGCACTAGTTGCAGTGTGTAGTGTTTTTTGACCGTAAACTACTGTTCCGTTACCAACAAATGTTGCTATTGGATTTAATTTGTTTTGATACATTGCATCACGCTGACCTTGTGTTAGCGAAATAGCTTTGAACTCGTTTTCTGTTGTCAAGTAACCTACTGCACTAGCATTTTGAACTACACCACGTGTTGTTCCTGCAGGTGGGAACCATACATAACTGATATTATCATTATATGCATATGTGTATAGTGCAACATGGCTTGGAGGAACAACTACTGTATTACCGCCAGCTGGTTCTGTTGTAGTTGCTGCTGGATAGTAAACTGCACTATAAGTGTTGTTGGTTACTAAACCATCTTCACCATTTTCTGTTGCAACGCCTGCATTTTGAACCCATTGAACGACTTGTGTTGGATTCTTACGCATTGGAGAATCAATAATGATAAATGCAGTTTCACCACGGTCACTATTTAAAGTTACAAGTTCGTCTGTTAGCTCAGGATAACCTGGTGCTGCTAATAGACTAAATGTATACTGCGGATCTCTTAAGTCTTCGCCTGCAGCAACAGCTTGCATTGCGTTTGCAACATACTGACGTTGTGCAAAACGACCAAAACGTCCTGAGCCGTCTGCATGATTGCTTACTGCATTCACCCATGCACTTAAAGTAGAATTATATACACGAAGTGTGTTTTTACTTAGTGCCATGTTGATTACGATCATACCATTTGGATAAATGGCTGGATCAGGTGCACCTGTAAGTAATGTAGTAGCATTACCTAATGTTTTGGTAATGTTTCCAAATAAAACACCACGGTCAGTAGATTGATCAGTGTTGTCATGTGTGACCCAGCCGATTGTCGAGCCTTTGTAAACTTTAACAACTGGATATGCACGTTCGTTTGCTTGACCGAAACCTGCATTTGTTGTGTCAATCCAAACATCGCCAGATGCCGGGCTAGTTGGTGCCGACGTTCCGTATATCGGAGTCTTTGCAGAATACGCACCACTATTAACAACATAAACATCAAGGCTATTAATTGTATCATCAAACCACAGTTGTCCAGCTGTTGCAGGTGCAGATGGTTCAGAAATTTGTGCATATTTTGCAACAGTAGTTCCTAATGCTTCGGGCGCTTTTGCTGTGCTTACTTTTTGTATTAAAATTAAACCTTTAGTATTAACATCAAGATCTAATAGTAAATCGCCTGTAGTAGCACTTGTGCTATTCAATGCTGTTGAGGAACTACCATCTTGTGGATAAAAATCGCCAATACTAGTGCTTGCACCAGCAGTTAATGAAGTAGTAACACCTTGCACTGAAACTGGTACAAAGTTACCTGTTGTTGTAGAATATTTGTGTGCTACTAAATCAAGCCCATTACCTGGTGATGTTGTTTTGATCCAAACATCTCCATCGCCAGGACTTGAAGGAACGTTAAAGTGTCTTGCCCATGTAACAGTATCACCACTGCTCAATGCAGCATCACTGTCTAGTTCTTCCCATGAGCCGCTAATACCTTTAAAGTATTGTAAAGATACACCGCCTGTTTGATTTAAATGATATACAACTAGATATGTTCCGTTGACAACCGTAGTTGAAGGAACAAATAAAGCGTTGCCTGCGCTGTTTAAACCGTTAACTTCGTTATCAACAGCATTATCGTTCACCTCGATTACAGGCGTTTTTACAACCCATGTGCCTGTTGTATTATTATATTCGTGTATACCGTATGATGTTTCGTCTGTGTCGAACCACCAAGTGTTTGCTGTGCTAATTGCAGATGTTGGTTCTGTTGTTGTAGCTATTAGCTGAGACAAGTCAACGTTTGCACGAACGACATATGCTTGACTACCTTGACCTAAATAGCTGTATGCAGCCATTAATCCATATTCGCTTGTTTCTGAACCTTGAATTACACTTGAACCATTAGTAGTGAATTTTGGATTGCCGAAATACTGTGTTAGTTCACGCTGTGATGTAACTCTAACTACTTCACCTGCACGAACTGACTTTGTATACAATGCAATGCCGTCAGTTTCACTACCAGTAGGATCTACTTTGTCTTGTTCGGTAGCAATTACTAGTAGTGGGATTGTGCCTGCACCTGGTGCGCCGTATGCACTTTCATCAACTACTGTAACCGATACGCCTGGAGATACTAAAGTTACCATATATTTTTACTCCTCTGGGTTTAACTATCTAAATATATTTATTAAAACCACTATATATTTCGGTGATTACGGACATTAACTACGTATATAATAAAAAAGACACCATTAAGGTGTCTTTTATTATAAAGATTTTATCTTAATTTTAGTTTAACGTTCGTTTAGGACTATCTAGATTTAACATGTTTGTCATCAACTGACTTGTGTTAAATTCAAGTTCTGCTAACGTTCCATTATTATCGATAGTAAAATCTGCCATCCAATGTTCAAGACTCATGCTGTCTTTAGATTCTAAAGGAAGATGATCGCTTCGATCTACCCAGACTGCAACATCAAACACACCTGTATTCTTCATAGCAAAAAATTCACGTTTATTACGGAGACCACAGTATATGTCGTGTGCTTTGAAAATTTCTCTGCCTAACCTAGCTGCATCAGGAACATTATAATCGCAGATAGCATCATACCATTCTGCTCTGTGATTATGCCGGTCAGCATAACATTCTTCTTCATTAGCATAACCATATTTGTCTTTAAGATCATTGAAAATGAATAACTTACTGCAAAATTTGCTACTGCTTTCAAAACTAAATCCGTAGTTGTCTCTTAAAATTTCGCAGACAGTATCTTTGCCATGGCGACCATGACCAATTATTAGCATTTTAGGTAATTTCATTGAGAACTCTTTTGTATATTAGTTACTTTGTAACATAATAGACTGTTATTGTCAACCTATTATGATTCCTAATCCTATGCTACCATCAACATAGGTTTTAAGTTCATCGTCGAGTTTATCAATTGATGCTTGTGCATCTGATCTTAGCGCATCAGCGTTCATTGCAGTGCCGCCTTGTGGGCCGGCAATAGTGTTAAACTTACCTCTTGCTTCCGCTAACATTAACTTAGCATATGCAAGTGATAGTTCTTTAACCCATGGCGCACTATAGACATCACTTAGCAATTCTTCATCTGTTCTATATTTGAAAACATGCAAGTAGACGGTGTCGGCTGCTTTAACACGACGATGTAACAATAGTTTTTTAGATACTGTGTTCCAAGAGAACATGAATTTCTCACCAAACATTCTGCCAAGTGTTTCTCTGTTCTGTGCAAGGAAGTCATATGTTGCCATACCTCCTGGACGACCCTGGTATAACAGGAAGTTATTTAAGTATGCAGTTTCGAACGGTTCGATATCGCCGCCGCCGCTACTATTAATTGTGCCGCTTGTTCTGCGGTAAACATCTTTTACATCTACAACTTCATCTGTCAGTGTATATTCTGATTGCCCTTCAACAATATCTAAAGGCAGGAATCCTTCTTCAACAGAGTTTTCTGCCCGTTGACGATATTTCTCTACTGCTTTTTGTATAGACAACTCGTAATGTTCAGGGTCAAGTTCGACATCGACCATTTGACCGCCTAAACGGAGTTCTATTTCTTTGATGAGTGATTGCTTTTTGTTTGCCATGCTAATATTTATACCTTAAAAATAGTCAGCAACATACTTGAGTAGTTGCTTTATTTGTTTTGAGTTTGCAGGAAATATCTGACGGAATCTGTCATACGATGGCAACTCATTTCGATATCGTTCTGGATTACGTAATGCTGCTTCTGGATTGTCTGTGTCTTTCATTTCATCTGCAATGTCACGCCCATATGCCATAAGCTCATGAGGGTCACGCAAATAACTACGCATCAAGTCTCTATCAGTGCCACCT